CATCAAAAGTTTTAAGTGTTTCTTTTCCAGGTAATGGTTTAAATGAAGGCACGTCTTACGTAAGATTTAGTGATGTTAAACAACCGGTAGGTGGAGTTGCAATTACAACTTTAGAATTATCTACAACATTAAATGGAAATATAAACGACTCTGCTACATCTATTGTTTTAACTGATGGATCTGAATTTCCAACAGCAGGATATATTGTTATAGAAAAAGTTTACACACAAGCTGACTTAGATGCAGGTACAATTACTAACCCATTATTAGTTGGAAAGTTTGCAAATGAAACTATTCAATATACAGGTAGATCTACACACACATTAACAGGATGCACAAGAGGAACAGCTGCACCATTTAGAGGAGTAACTCCATCCAATACTACAGCAATTGCTCATACATCAGGTGCAAAAGTTTATGGCTCATATCTTGCAACAGCAATTGGAACAACTGTTATAGTTGGTCCTAAAGCATCACAAACAGAAACATTATATAATTTATTAACAGTTCCTTTAGTATCTAACGCTACAAGCACAGCAACAGGAGGCGGTTTTCAGTGTACAATTGGACCCGTAAATGATAGAAGTTAATTATGGCTGGATATACATACGCAAATTTAACAACAGATATTAGAAACTATACAGAGGTAGATGCTAACGTATTTACTGCTGCTGTTATAAATAGATTTTTAGAAAACGCTGAACATAGAATTAATTTAGATATTCCAATGGATTCAGACAGAGTTCAAGCAGAAGCACAATTTGCTACAGATTTTAATAGTATTACAGTCCCAACAAAAGCTTTATTTATAAGAGGTGTTCAAGTATTTGATTCAACAAGTGCTACTACAGGTGAAGGAGTATGGTTAGAGAGACGTGATCAAACTTTTATAACTGAGTATGTAGGAGAGCTTACAGGCACTGAAGGAGGTACCGCAGGTCAAGATACAACAGGACTTCCTAAATATTACTCTATGTTTGGTGGTGCTACAACAGGAACTAATACTGCTACATCAGGAGCTATATTTGTTGCTCCTACACCAGATCAAAATTACAAATATATTATTCATTATAACGCTCAACCAACTGGTTTAGAAACTAATACCAGTGGGACTTATGTAAGTAATTACTTTCCTCAAGGACTATTATATGCATGTTTAGTAGAAGCATTTATGTTTTTAAAAGGTCCAACTGATATGTTGACACTATATGAAAATAGATATAAAACTGAACTACAAAAGTTTGCAGCGATGCAAGTTGGAAGAAGAAGACGAGACGATTACACGGATGGAACAATAAGAATACCAATCGAGTCACCGCCTCAATAATTAGGAGAAAAATATTATGGCAATAACATCAGCAGTATGTAACAGTTTTAAAGCAGAAGTTTTACAAGCTTTACATAATTTTACAGCATCGTCTGGTAATACTTTTAAAATAGCTTTATACACAAGTAGTGCTACTTTAAATAAATCAACAACAGCTTATTCAGCAACAAATGAAATATCTAACACATCAGGTTCAGCTTATTCTGCGGGTGGTGCCACACTTACAAGTGTAACTCCAGCTTTATCAACTGATACTGCATGTTGTGATTTTGCAGACGTTAGTTTTACTTCTGCTTCATTTACAGCAAACGGATGTTTGATTTATAATGATACAAACTCTGACAAAGCAGTTTGTGCAATCGCATTTGGTGGAGACAAAACAGTATCAAGCGGAACTTTTACAATTCAATTTCCAACAGCAGACGCATCTAACGCAATTCTTCGGATAGCATAAGGAGGGACTCCTTATGGCTTCAGTTTGGGGTGGCAATAGTCCTTCAGTAGCCTGGAACGAAAATTCCTGGGCATCTAATACTCTTACAATTACTTTAACTGGTGTATCAGCAACCTCTAGTGTAGGTGAAGTAGCTGCATTTCCAGAATCAGGTTGGGGTAGACAACAATGGGGTAACTCTGGTTGGGGTGTAGAATATTCTGTTGCACCAACTGGTTTAAGTACTACATCTAGTATAGGTACTGTTACAGCAGCTCAAATTATTCCAGTAGATTTAACAGGACTTAGCACTACATCTTCAGTAGGATCATTAACTCTTGATCTAACTACTATTGCAACACCAACAGGTTTACAAGCTCAAACAGGACTTGGAAGTTTTGATAATGCAGGTACGTTAGTTGGTTGGGGTAGAAATGGTTGGGGCGAAGAACCTTACGGAGATTCATTTAATAAATTAGAACAACCAGCAGGGTTAAGTGCAACATCTAGTGTTGGTGCATTAACCTTAGATTTAACATCTGTGATATCTCCAACAGGGGTTAGTGCTACATCTAATGTTGGTTCTTTAAGTTTTGTTATAGATTCTACACCTGTTATAACAGGTGTTAGTGCAACTTCTTCAGTGGGAAGTCTTTCTCCTGCCGATGTTATAGGAATTACTGGGGTAAGTGCAACATCAAGTGTAGGAAGTATTTCTCCAGCTGATGTCATGGGATTAACAGGATTATCAGCAACATCAAGTGTTGGAGATGTAGAGATAGTTGAAAGATTAATACTTAATATAACGGGAGTATCATCTACATCTAGTGTTGGATCTATTATTCCTGCAATAGGAGTTCCATTAACGGGAGTATTATCAACTTCAAGCACAGGAACTATTTCTCCTACAGAAATGACTATAGGATTAACTGGTTTAGAACTTGAAGCAACTGTCAATAACACAGGAATAGCTTTCCCAGGTACCTATGAAAAATTAACACCTAAAACTTCGGTTAGTGGTTATTCAACACAAACACCCAAAACCAGCACAGGATATACAATAAAAACTCCTGCATAAATGTATTTGACTTGACAATAAATAACTAATATAAATAACAAAAATAAGGAATATAAACAATGGCATCATCATATTCATCAGATCTTAAACTAGAACTTATGGCTACTGGCGAAAACGCTGGTACATGGGGAACAAAAACTAACGCTAATTTAAACTTAATTCAACAATCTGTTGCAGGTTATCAAGCAATAGATGTAGCATCTGGTGATGTTACTCTTGCTATGACTGATGCAACTATTTCTAATGCAAGAAATGCAACTTTAAAATTTACAGGTACTTTAGCAGCTAATAGAACAGTAACTTTACCAGACAGCATTGAAAAAGTTTTTAATGTAATTGATGGAACTGATCATGCAGGAAATACGTTAACTTTTAAAACAGCTTCAGGCACAGGTGTGTTATTATGTGAAGGTAATTGTTACGTAGTTTATTCTGATGGAACAAATATAGTAAGTGCAAACGAGTACAGAAAATGGAGAACAGTAAGTGCAGCAGAAACAGTGCAAGCTGGCGCAAAATTATTTGTAGCAACCAACGGCGGAGCTGTAACAATAACTCTACCTGCATCACCTGCAGTTGGTGATGAGGTTACTTTTGTAGATTCAAGATACACATTTGATACTAACGCATTGACTGTTGGAAGAAATAGTTCTAAAATAGCTAACGCATCATCAGATCTAGTAGTAAACACTGAAGGTGCAGCATTTGGATTAGTTTTTTCTGGTTCAGATGTGGGATGGACTTACACGGAGAAATAATATGTCAAATTACGAAGCAACAAAATACGATTTTTCAGGAGCAAACCTTACAGGTATCGAGGGAATTCCTACAGCTACTATTGTACCGTGGTCTTCTGCTTCAGTGCCAACAGGTTTTTTAGAGTGTAATGGTCAAGCAGTTTCAAGATCAACATACTCTGCGTTATTTGCAATTGTAGCCTCTACTTATGGTGGTGGTGATGGCTCTTCAACTTTCAATGTACCTGATTTGTCTGATAAAGTTGCAGTAGGTAAATCAAATAATAAAGCTTTAGCATCTGCTGCAGGAGCAGAAACTGTAACTTCAACTGGAAACGTTGGTGGTACAACAGCTAACGCAAGTTTATCAACAGCTCAACTTGCATCTCACAGTCACAGTGGTGCTGGTGCGGGTTCTGGAACTGGAGCAGGGGGACCAACAAGAACTATTGCAAGTGGGAACAACACAGGAAGCACTGGTTCAGGTTCAGGTCACCAACACAACATGAGTGCAAACTTTAGTGGAGATGCTACTTCGGTTTTACAACCTTATTTAACGATTATTTATATTATTAAGACGTAGGAGAAATTATGGCAACAAACGCACAATGGACAGTAATATTTGATGACAAAATGATAATTAATCATAGCGTAATAAATGAAAATGGTTATAGCACTTCATACGTAATTTCAGATAATGATTTTTGGGGATTAGCTAAATGGTCTAACATATGGGCTATTCAATATGGAACAGCAAATCCTAAAGATACAGTAGAATACAGAGACGAAACTTCACATGCTACTTG